TAAGCATCAATCTGAGAATAGCGAAATTGTATCGAAAGAGGAAGTTGACTATTTAATTGAGAAAGAAAAACGCATAGCTGAAAGTTACTCGCAAAGGTTTTTAGACTATATTTGTAAGAACAATAGCTTGTTTCCTGAGTACACAACCAACGAGAATGGAGATGTATATCCGCAACATAATAACTATCTAACTAATTGGTATTTATGAAGAAAAAAAAAGAATACAAACCAAAGGAAGAAAATGTAATTAAACTTAAAAGATATTTAAATGATATTAGCAAACCACGGGATAATAAGTAGTAGTACGTTACAAACTACATTATTAACGAATTTATATGCAGTTTACAAAGCTGAGTCAAACGCAAACGACTCATTAGGAGGTTATAATGGCACAGCGCAGGGTGGATTGACTTATTCAACAGGGAAAAGCGGTAATGCTTTTACATTTAATGGTTCAAATGCTTATGTGAATTATGCAGATAATGCTTTCAATTTTACGGGTGATTTTTCTGTGAATTTATGGGTTTATTTTAATTCATCACCATCAGGAGCGCAATATGACATTATTCAATCTGTGCGTCAAAATAGTTTAAATACAGGGTGGAAATTTGTCGTTAGATTAGGCAAGCCAGAAGTTCAATTTTATAATAATAGCGCTTTAGGAGCGTTATGGTATACGCCTTCTTTAGATTTAGTTGCGAATACTTGGTATAACATTTCTATTGTTAACGTTTTTGGACAGATACCATCTATTAAGTGTGATAATGTTAGTTACACAGTAGGATTGCGAGCTGGGAACTCAGCAGTTACCGATCCTCAATATACATCACCTTGTTATTCGGTTATAGGTGCGGCGAAATATGATACGGGGTCATTAGGTAATTACATGCCTTCAAACTCAAAATTAGATGAAGTAGCCCTATGGAATAAAGCATTAACAACACAAGAGGAAACAGAATTATATAACAGTGGAACAGGAAAGTTCTACCCAATATTTTAATTATGAAAGTTAGACAATTAACATTAGAGCAAAAGAACACACTTGTAGGTAAAGTATGGGGTTTTCAAGGTCAAGTATTCAATCCGCAAATTGACGCAAACGGAAATTGGTTTATATCAAATGAGGAGGTTAACGGTTGCACTTTACAACAAGCTGAATCAATTCCATGCGATGCGTGGCTGTTAACGTTGCCTGAGATTGATTATAACCCAGTTGTCGTTGAATTCCCATGAAGCGTAAATACTACGAAGGGCAACAACTAAACGGTAAGATAGTAGCCACAATTTGGCACGATTCAAGTAATTATTTAATAAAGTTTACGGATGGAAGTTTTGAAGAGTTTAAAAAATAGATGGAATGCACCTACACCAAACTTTTGGAAGAAAGTGCAATCAGTAGGAATAGTTATCGGAGGGTTAGGAGCAGTGTTTGTTGCGCCACCTTTCGGGCTTACCTTAGTAGGTGGTTATATGGTTGCCGTTGGGTCGGTGGCTGGTGTTTTATCTCAATTAACAATAGATGAACAACGTTAAGAATTATACCGACAAACAGATACTCGATAGAGTAAAGAGTTTAAAATCCTTCAAAGGTATTCCACAAGGGTATTGGATTGTAGGTGTTAGAAGTGAGGAAGATGCGCCTAACAAATATGACGATAAGTTCTACTTATTCAACGGTGAGCAATTTGTTAAGGTTGTAACAGGCACAACCAACCCAGGCACACCAATCTTACAAGGTGGTTATCTTAAATATAATAGAGTAGGTGCTGCTGTTGTTAAAGCTGATGAAGTGTATTACGACGTTTGGAAGTTCGGACTGCATCAAGGTAAGATGCCTGCCCTAAAACAAGTAGGTAACTTTATTGTTTATCGTGACGGAGATAAAGACGGTAAGAGTGAGGATATAGGTGCGCCAATTACTGGGAGTGGTTATGGTATCAACTTTCATACGTGTAGCTATTTAGAAAAAATAATAGGTGAAAACATTGGTGGTTGGAGCGCTGGTTGTCAAGTAGTTAACAATACAGAACAATATTACATGGTAATTAACCTAATCAAGAATCAAAACAGAATAACCTATTGTTTATTGAAGGAATTTTAGTATCTTTATACGTGTGTTTTAAGCGGTTAAGAAATTAATCGCTTTTTTTTTGCTCAAAAGTTTGATGTATTCATTATTAATATATATATTTGTTGCATAATTAAAAACATAAACACAATGGAAGCACAAGATTTAAAAATGATTGAAGATTTAAAAGCATACGCAAAAGCAATAAATTTTTCAATAACTTCAGAAAACGATTTACAAGTTTTGTTGAAAAAATGGGTTAACCATAGAGTTCAATTAACGCCTCAAGTTTTAGACAAATGTTGGGATGATTATTTAACAGCTAAAGGATATTAAAATGAGATATAAAAACGAAGCAACAAGATTAGTGTCTAATTATTTTCAACAAGTAGTAAAAAGCGATTATAGATTTAATCGTGAAACTTTTACCATATATGAAGAAATAGCTAAATTATACGCTGTACTATTTATAGTAGAAAATGGAAGTAAGCAATTTGATAAAAAAAGATTAATAGAAGAAATAAAAGGATTATGAAAACAGCAGATTTAATTGAAAGCCAAATTTCAGAAATACGTGAAAAGGTTGGCTATGGTAACAGATTCGACAAAGTACCATTCTCAGAGCAGTTAGTAACCGAAGCGCAGAAGGTTGCGGGCGAAAACTATTTATTCATCTTAAAAATAATGGGTCATGAAAAACGCTAAGAAATTATTATACGCATTGGTTTGTATTATCATAGTAGGTTTTGTGAATCAATATTGGAACACATCGACAGCATTTTGGACTGCATTTGGGTTATTAGGTTGGACTTTAACAGGAATAAGTTATGAAAAAGATAATAAATAAAATATTTAACGTTGACACACTGATAATGCCATCAGACGTTGAATTTATGAAGATTGACAGTGATAGTGTATACGCATCGTTTGAAGACCTTAGAGAGCGTTTATACATAGATGACGGGCTTGTATATAGTGAAGAGGGCGACCGCATCTGTACTACGATGGAATTAGAGCAGTTTGATGAGTTTGCAGAACTAAACAAATGTATTACGTGTGGTGGATCAGGTGAATACATGGTAACCGATTACGACCAAGAAGGTCCATTTCAAAACATTTTAATCAACTGCTACTGTGCGAAGCCCTTCGAACTATAATTATATCTACGATAGAGTTCGTAACATGCTCGAAGCTGGATGGATTCAGCTCGATATCGCAAAACATTTAAATGTACCCGTTGCAACCGTAGGTCATGCGATTGCAACATGGGAAGGAAAAAAGTATATAACAAGCCTATATTTTGGCTACAAAAACCAAGCATATAATGAGGAAGATTACATTTATCAAGCCCCTACTTTTGACGAGCTTTCTGATAGCGAGCAAGCTATCTATCGGTCAATTGAGTTTACAGCAAATAAAGGACAAGGGCATTAAACACCCTGAGATTGTTTACGCACAATACCGACTTGAAACAGGTAATGGCAAGAGTAGAGCATTCCGAGAGTATAACAATGCGTTCGGATTCATCTATAAACGCAAATTAATGCGATTTAAGAGCGTTTCAGAGTGCGTAGAGTACTACAAGACATGGCAGGCTAAAAGATACGTTAAAGGGGATTATTTCGAATTCCTAAAAAAGATAGGATACGCAGAGGAAGAGGGTTACATAGAACTATTAAAAAAGATGTTATGAAAAAACTAATAATTGCAGCATCATTGCTCATGGTAGGATGCGCTAAAGAGGAAGTTAAAACGTGCGATTGTTTACGCATAACGGACATAAAACATGATTCGTTGGTATTTTACGAGAATACCGTATACACCGCAGAAATAACAACTATAAGCGATTGTACGTTTCTGCAAACAAAAAGGATGTTTAGTAGTGAAATAGAACCCTACAAACAAAACAAAGTCGGTGAATGCTGGCAACCTCCATTCTAAACATCAAGCCCAATCTTTAACGGTTGGGTTTTTTTGTGTGTAAACTATTTTGTAAAGTTGACAGGTTGACAACATGAAAATAAAAATAAAATTGAAAATAAAATTTTAAAAATTGAAAATGCTGTCAACTTGTAAACTAAACGCCCGAAACCCTTGGTATCATTGAATAGTTTGGTTGACAATAGGTTTACAAAAGTTGTCAATACATTAAAAAAGTTTACAACTATTATTTAGATTGAATTTAAATTACGATTATTTTAAAATAAATAGAATTTAATTAAAATATAATATATATATTTGTTGACGTGTTAGATCTCATACATAGTAACACTTAAGGTATTTGCCCTGTCAATTTGTAAACGTGAGATCTTTACTTTTTGACAGGGCTTTTTAATTTATTAAATAATTTATTATGAAAAAAAAGATTTTAATTTTTAGCATTGCTTTGCCAATGTTAAGTTGTTCAAAAGAACCATCTTCATGTGGTAGAATTGTAAGTGATAATGTGCATGAGTATTCTATTACAATTAGAAATTCAAACACTAACAACTTGAAAACTTTTTACCTTACTGAGGGTGATTGGATGAACGCACACCCTGGAGATAATTATTGTATCACTAACACAACACAATGGTAGTTATGGAAGATTACAACAAGTTTTTAGAAACAAAGAAAAAAACATTTATTTCAAGTGGATTTGAAATAGAAGAAAGTGAATTAAACTCAAACTTATTTGACTTTCAAAAATATGCAGTAAAAACAGCTTTATCAAAAGGTAGATTTGCTTTGTTCTTTGATTGCGGTTTAGGAAAAACATTAATGCAATTAGAATGGGCTTCAAAAGTTGTTAAAGAAACGAAAGGAAGTGTTTTAGTTCTTACATCGCTTGCAGTTGTAGAACAAACTAAAAAAGAATTTGCTAAATTTGGAATTGATAATAAAAACATTGATGTTTTAAACTATGATCAATTATCAAATGTAGATTGTTCTAATTATACAGGAGTAGTTTTAGATGAAAGTTCTATTTTAAAAAACAACGCTGGTAAAACAAGCCAATTAATAATAGAAAGCTTTAAATCAACACCATATAAATTAGCTTGTACTGCAACACCATCACCAAACGATCATATGGAATTAGGTAATCATAGCCAGTTTTTAGGTGCTATGAGTTATTTAGAAATGTTAGCTATGTATTTTGTTCATGATGGTGGTGAAACTTCTAAATGGAGATTAAGAAAACACGCTAAAGACCCATTTTGGAAGTATGTATCTACATGGTCAATGGCTTGTGACAACCCTAAAACATTAGGTTTTAATAATGATGGTTATGATTTACCTGAAATTGAATTTGTAGAACATATTATACCAGTTGAAAACAATACTGAAACTCTATTTGGTGATGTTGCTGTTTCTGCTACTGATCTACATAAAGACTTAAATAGATCGTTTGATTTAAGAATAAAAAAAACAATTGAACTTGTTAATTCAAATAATAATCAATGGTTAATATGGGGTTTAAAAAATAATGAAACAGATACACTATCAAAACTATTAGATAATAGTGTAAATGTTCAGGGATCAGACAAACCAGAATATAAAGCAAAATATTTAAATGGATTTGCAAATAATGAATTCCAAACTTTAATTACTAAAACATCTATCGCATCTTTTGGGATGAATTATCAAAATTGTAATCAAATGGTTTTCATGTCTTATGATTTTAAATTTGAAGCATTTTATCAAGCTGTTAGACGTTGTTATAGATTCGGTCAAAAAAATAAAGTTACAGTTCATATTTTAATTCCTGAATCTCAAACTAATGTTAGAAGTACAATTTTAGAAAAACAACAAAGACATTTTGAAATGATAAAAGAAATGGCTAAATATTCATCAGAAAATGATTACAAATCAAATAAATCAAAAGTTATGATTAATAAAAAAGAAATAAAAACAGAAAACTATCATTTATTAAATGGTGATTGCGTCCAAGAAATTAAAAAAATTGAAGAAAATAAAGCTGATATAGTTGTTTTTTCACCTCCATTTGCTGAATTATATGTTTATTCAGATAAAGAGGAAGATATGGGAAATGTAAGCGATTACAAACAATTTGAACAACATTTTAAATATTTAATACCTGAATTAAAAAGAGTTTTAAAACCCGGTAGAATTTGCGCTATTCATTGCATGGATTTACCAATTCAAAAAGGTAAAGAAGGTTATATTGGGTTAAGAGATTTTAGCGGCATGATAACAGAATGGTTTAAAGAACAAGGTTTTATTTATCATTCACGTGTTACAATATGGAAAAATCCAGTAACAGAAATGCAAAGAACAAAAGCATTAGGTTTATTACATAAGACAATAAAAAAAGATAGCTCAATGACAAGAGTAGGTATACCTGATTACATTTTATTTTTTAGAAATGAAGGTGATAATTTAGTTCCAATTACTCACCAAGATAAAGATCAAAGTAAAAGCGATTATTTACCAGTTGATTTGTGGCAAAAATACGCATCTCCAGTATGGTATGATATTGATTATAGTAGAACATTACAATATAGATCAGGGCGTGATGGGAATGATGAAAAACATATATGCCCATTACAATTAGATACAATAGAAAGAATATTACATTTGTATTCAAATGAAGGTGAAACTGTATTAAGCCCATTTGGAGGTATTGGTAGCGAGGGTTTTTGCGCGTTAAAAATGAACAGAAAATCTATATCGATTGAATTAAAAGAAAGTTATTTTTCTATTAATCAAAAAAACCACAAAGACTGCATAGATGAAAAAAACTCTATATTAACACTTTTTTAATTATGATAACTAAAGATTATTTAAAGAAACTTTCATCAATAGGGTATAGTATTATACCCTGTGATGAAACTAAAAAACCAATATGTGTATGGAAAGAGTATCAAAGTAAAAACCGTACAAGCGATGAAATCGAGTTATTAAATAGTCCTAAATACGGACTTGTAACAGGTTTTAATGATTTAGAGGTTATAGATGTAGACTTAAAAGTTATAGCAACGGTAAGCGAAAAAAAACAATGGTGGGATGAATACCTTGCATTTCTTTGTGATAACATTGTTGATTTTATGGATAAGGTTGTTATATCAAGGACACAAAGCGGAGGCTATCACATTCTGTACAAGTCAAAAACTATTGTTGGAAATACAAAGATAGCAAAGCTTGAAGGTATGACAGAGGCAATAATTGAAACAAGGGGTGTTGGTGGCTTTGTAGTTATTTATGATAACTTTCTAACTGAAAAAGAATATCACCAAATAGATTATATTACTGAAGAAGAAAGAGAAATAATATGGTCTATTTCAAAAACTTATAATTATGAAAGTCCTGAAACATTAGAGCTACCTAAAAAGTCAGAGTACATTGTAGAGAATGAGATTACACCATGGGAAGACTATAATAATAAACATTCAGTATTTGACATTATTGACGATGAATTTACTATTGTTAGGAATACACAAAATTCTTATGTAATCAAAAGACATGGAGCAACAAGCCCACATTCAGGATATGTATTTAAAAATACAGGATGCTTATTTCTATTTACAACAGGTACACAATACCCAAATGAAAAGTTATTAAGTCCATTTAACTTATATACTATCAGATACCACAATGGAGATTATACAGCTTCAGCAAGTGAAATCTATAAAAAAGGTTATGGAAGTAGAGTAGTAAAAGAAGTTGAATCAATACGTAAAGAAGTAGTATTGAACCAAGAAGACTTAACTTTTCCTTTAGATATATATCCTGACAATATTAAAAACTATCTGTTAGAATGTAACAGGACATTAAATAGTTCAATTGACTACATGGGTTGCGCTTTCATGTGGGTACTTTCTGTAATTATCGGTAACTCAATAAAGGTGCAAGTGAAAACCGGATGGATTGAATCAGTTAATATGTGGTTGGCTTTGGTTGGAAAACCTGGAGTCGGTAAAACGCCGAACATTGAAAACGTAATTTTCCCATTACACAAAGCAAATAGTAATGAGATAAAGAGCTACATTAAAAAAATGACTGCCTTTGAGAAATATCAAGAGTTGGATAAAAAAGAAAAGGAACGTGTTGAAGAACAAAAAGAACCTAAAAAAACTCAGTTTATCGCAAATGACATTACACTTGAAGCCCTTATTGATCTACATTCAGAGAATAAAAATTCTATAGGTGTGTTCAAAGATGAGTTGTCAGGATGGTTAAAGGATATGAATAAATATAGGGCTGGATCAGATTTAGAGTTTTGGTTATCTACATGGTCAAATAAGGGTGTTTCATTGAATAGAAGGACATCAAAAAACGCTTTTATAGAAAGTCCAATCATCCCTGTTTTGGGAGGTATACAGCCGGGTATTTTAAATGGTTTTTTTAGTACTGAAAACAAAGACAACGGTTTTGTAGATAGGATGCTAACATGCTATCCTGATGTAAAGATTGAAGAATTTAGCGATGCTGAAATGGATGAACAAGTACACGAATGGTATAATAGTTATATTTTAAATTTTTACGATAAGATTAAAAAAGACTATGTGTTAAAAGATACTGAAGATGAAATTGTTTCACACGTTGCACTATTAAGTCCAGAAGCGAAAAAGGAATACATAAGAATAGATAAAGAAATTACAGCAATTCAAAATTCTGACATCGAAAACGAATACATGAAAAGTATGTTACCGAAACAAAAATCTTATATTCCAAGGTTTGCACTAATGTTAAACGTATTGTACGCACATGAAAACACATCAAATAGCATGTTTATTATATCAAAGGAATCAATGTTAGCTGCTGAAAAATTAAGTAAGTATTTTATTAACATGGCTAAAAAGATTAAGATTGATAGTGTTGAAGTAGGAGAATTAAAACAAGTTATTAGCAATAACAAAACTAAATCTAAAAAAGAGCAAATAGCTGAAGCATATAAATTAAATCCTGAGTTTAATAAAAGAGAATTAGCTGAATTATTAGGTATAAGTAGACAAAGAGTTTATAACGTATTAAATGAAATAAAATAATGAAAACACTTAGAGACTACCAAGTTGACCTATCTAAAAAAGCGGTCGACATACTTAAAGAAAAGAAAATAGTTTACCTTCAATTTAGCGTGCGTGTTGGAAAAACGGCAACGGCACTTGAAACATGTAGACTATACGGCGCTAAAAAAGTGCTATTCTTAACAAAGAAAAAAGCTATTGGCTCGATTGAAAGTGACTACAAAGATTTTGGATTTACATTCGATTTAACGGTAATAAACAATGAGTCATTACAAAAGGTAACAGACAATGATTTTGACATCGTTATACAAGATGAAGCGCATTCTATGGGTGCGTTTCCTAAACCAAGTAATAGGACGAAAGATTTTAAGTTACGGTTTTCACGTGTGCCAATGATATTACTTTCGGGTACACCTTCAGCAGAATCTTACTCGCAATGGTACCATCAGTTTTGGCTTAGTGCATACAACCCGTTTGCACAATACAAAAACTTTTATCAATGGTCAAAGACTTTCGTAAATGTTAAGCAAAGGCAGTTAGGTCATGGATTGATTAACGACTACTCAGATGCAAAGATTGATTTAATTGATGCAGTTATACAACCTTACATATTGAAGTTCACTCAAGAAGAGTCAGGATTTGAATCAAAGGTTAATGAACACGTGATTTATTACCCTACTCTTTGCAGAAACTTAATCGAGAGATTGGAAAAAGACTTAATCATTGAAGGCAAAGAAAACGTAATATTAGCAGATACACCGGTTAAGCTACTTCAGAAGGTACACCAATTGGAGTCTGGCACGATTAAGTTTGAATGTGGCAAATCAATGATTCTTAATACTCGAAAAGCCGAGTTTATACGTGACTACTTTGAAGGCAAAAAACTTGCAATACTTTACTATTTTGTAGAAGAGTTTGAACTATTAAAACTTGTATTTCCTAACTTTACAAATGATATTGAAGAATTTAATAAGACCGACAAACATTTTATAGGTCAATCTTATTCATGTAGCATGGGTGTTAATCTAAGTGCGGCACATTGCTTAGTTTACTATAATTTTGGATATTCAGGGACAAATTTTATCCAAGGTAGAGATAGGCTAACAACTAAAAATAGAAAAGAAAACGATGTATACTTTGTTTATGGTAAGGGGTCACTAAGCGAGAAAATACATAAGACAGTTTCTCAGAAAAAGAACTTTACATTAAAGATGTATGTTAGAAAGTAAGATACAAGCATCATGTTTGAAGTATGCGAAATCAAAAGGTTGGTACGTTCTTAAAATAATAAAGTGCAATGTAAATGGTTTCCCCGACTCAGTTATATTTAAAGACGGTAAAACAATTTTTGTAGAATTTAAATCGTTGATAGGCAAACAATCAGAGCTTCAGAAGTACCAACAAAAACAACTTGAAGCGCAAGGTTTCAAATATTATTTGATAAATAATTTAAAAGATTTTAAAGAAATGCTTGCAGATTAATAATTAATGTGTATATTTGTTGTATAATTCTTTGACGTACTAATAAAACAAGTAGAGCCTTTGGGCTGGTAGGGATGCGTAATGAGGCAAGGTGCCAAATCCTGTTAAGGTTGATTAAGGTGGGTTCGATTCCCACTCCCTACCACTAACTATAAAACACAAAAAACAATGGCAGGATGTTATGGAAGTGATGCTTACGATAGATATTGGGAAGCGCAATTAGATAAATACCTTGACGATCAAGATGACGATCAAGACGAAGAAGAAGAAGAATAACTTAAAACACACACACATGAAAACAAACCTTAGAAAATTAGCGTTGATCCTTCAGAAGGTAGACGCTTCAAAGTTCCTTTATATTAGCACAACAAGATATGAGATAGTGTTTGGAGCTTCGGAACAAGAGGTACTAATTGACGACCTAAACATTAATTGGGATTCAATCGAGTACGATTTAGAAATTACAATATTCAAAAAAAATAACGTTAAATTATTTGTATCATGAAAAATATTTATAAAGCATTGGCAAACTTCCAACAAGAAGTCCCAACAATACACAAAGGAACAGCGGGTTATGGTTACTCATACGCAGACCTTACAGCAATCTACAAAATCATTAACCCGTTGATGAAGAAACACGGGTTAGGGTTTACGCAACCAATCGTAAACAATCAAATGAAAACGATAGTGTTTCACATTGAAAGTGGTGAATCAATTGAAAGCATTGCAGATATTCCAATGAACGTACAGCTCAAAGGAATGAATGACTATCAGGTTATGGGTTCTGCATTCACATACTTCAGACGTTATACTTTGAGTTCAATGTTAGGACTTGTAACAGATAAAGACATCGATGCAAGTGGTGAGCAAACAGGCAAACGCAAAGAGACAATAACCGACGAACGTTTACACGCTGCACTTGATAAGATTAAAAAAGGCGAGTACACGATGGAAAAGCTAAAAGAGAAATTTGAATTAACTACCCAGCAATTAGAGTTATGTTAATACGTTGCAGTTCACTACCCAAAATCATGACGGCGTCCCGCACTAAAGGGGCGCTATCAGAAACAGCGAAAAGCTACATCAAGTCAATCGCTAAACAGGACTACTTTGGTTACGATGTAGAGCTTAATAATAAGTATGTAACGAAGGGTTTGCAATGTGAAGAGCATTCAATCGCATTACTTAACGACGTTCTATTTACTAACTACGAAAAGAACACCGAGCGAAAGTCAACGGACATATTGACAGGAGAGTGCGATTTGTACACGCCTGAGTTAATTATCGACATTAAAACGTCCTGGAGCTTTGAAACGTTCCCGGCAACACCCGACGATATTAATATCAAAGATTACGAATATCAGTTAAGAGGTTACATGTTTTTGTACAACGTTGATAAAGCTGCATTAGCTTATTGTATGGTTAATACCCCACAAGAGCTTATAGGCTACGAAAACGAGCAACTGCACCGAGTAGGCAACGCACCGAGCGAATCACTTGTAACCATGTTAACAATAGAGCGTGACTTAGAGCTTGAACAAAAGATGTTAGAAACGTGTAAGCAAGCAATTGATTATTATAGTGAATATATAAATAACATAAATGAAAAAAAGTATAATTAACTTTGAGGACATACCAATCGACACGATTCGAATGCGTCTAAAATACCAAAAGAAAAAATACAGTGTAACCGAATGTGTGAAGGAAGCATTCAGAATAGCAAATCAAAAAATAAAAGAAGATGAAAGCAAATGAAATGATTTTTAAAGGTACAATCACAAATGTATTGGAAGTGATTGAGGTAGGTGCAAACAAAAAGATTGAGTTTGTAGTTAAGGAAAACGAAGGGCAATATCCTCAGAGTGCGAAATTTAGTATCTTTGGTACTGAGAAAGTAGATAAGTTCTTGCAGTACAATAAGGTTAACCAAGAAGTAGAGGTGCATTTTAACTTTAAAACAACCGAATGGCAAGGGAAGTATTTCACGAATAACGAAGCGTGGAGAGTTAACAAAGTTCAATCAGAAGAAACACCGTTTTAACATGATAACAAGTGCAGAATATGAACAAGCATTAAGAATATGTTTGCAATATAAAAGTCAAATAAATTCAGAAGTAGAATCTGTTACTGATAAATTATTAGTTAATATGTCCAATAATGGAGAGATTAGCATTCGCCTTTTTAATGTTGCAATTACAGAATTAGATTATTTTTTACCTTATTTAAAAGGTGTTGACCGTTATAATTATCAATTGTCAGATTTGTTAAAATTAGAACCACATCAACTTTTAAAAATAAGAAATGTTGGTAAAAAAACTGTGTTGGAATTAAAAAATTTAAAAGAAAAATATTCAAAATTATGAAAAAGAAAGTAACAAGCCTCAGCGATTTGACTGAGGCTAAACGTCAGCAAGCAATCGAATACTACAAACACATAGCTCATGCTACAATGCTTTGTCAATCGGCTTTGCATTCCTTAGATGATGTGTCGGACAACATGTTTCACAAGCGAGAAATAAAGCAAACAATAAATGCTTTTATTACAGGAGTTGAAAGATTCGCATCTACATTTGTAGAGAACAACAACGATACAATGGCGCAGACCTATTCCAATGTTATCAAACAAATAGATGAGTTCAAAGAAAACATTAATATCGAGATACAATGACACCGAAAGAAAAAGCAAAAGAGTTGGTTGAGAAAATTATGTTAAAAATGCCACCTGAAATAATACCAACTGAATTTGGTTGTGATATTAAATTAAAAGGCTATACTAAAAATGCAATACAGTGCACATTAATTGCAGTTGATGAGGTTATAAATTATTTAGAAGTAGATGGTTTTTCAACTCAAATTAATTATTGGCGAGAAGTTAAACAAGACCTAGAAAAATTATGACACCAAAAGAAAAAGCACACGAGTTATTTGATAAGTATAATGAATTATTATCAAATCATATTTTTAATGGTACTTTTGATATAGTGAAACAAAGCGCATTAATTGCAGTTGATGAGATATTAGACAATGGGTTTCAATTTATTGATGAATCTGAGTTTTGGAAAGATGTTAAACAAGAACTATTGAGACTATGAAAAAGGACAATAAGAACCGCAACCGATGGATGATCGCGATAGCGTTTGACATTGATAGGTGGAAGAGACGAGAGAATAGAGTAGGGGTTAAGAATTTAGGACGCATGATTAGAAAAGCATTAAACAATAAAGAAGATGACAACAATTGAAGAACAGATTACAGAATTGAAAGGTATGTTAACGGGTGATCTATTTCAGGACGGTGACATCCAACAGAAGATTTATGACCTTAAAAAGCAATTAAACCCTGCTATTGTAGACAATCCAGAGTTGGACGACGACCTTGAGGAGTGCCTCGCATGTGGGTCGTAACTAATTAAAAAACAAAAACATTATGAGTAAAATTGAATTACTATCGGTGTACGGAAGTGACACCATGGTTGTAGATGTTGCACGTGTATCATTTGATAAGAAATCGGATAACTATACATCAGAACAAAATAATAGACTGTTAACGTATTTGGCAAAACATAATCATTGGAGTTGTTTTTCCCATGCAAGATTGCAGTTTAGGTTACAAGTTCCAATTTATGTTGAACGTCAATTAATTAAAACGCAGATAGGAGTTGAATACAATTCAATATCAGGAAGATACGTAGATTTCAGTGATACATATTCTTTAGTCAGTGAATGGAGAACACAATCAAAAGATAGCAAGCAAGGCAGTGCTGAACCTTTGGACTATGAAGGTCAAGAGGCTTGTAACATAATCGAGCATAACGTTGTTGAAGCTTGCAAACAAGCGTACAAGGACTTAATAAAGTTAGGAGTCTCTAAAGAGCAATCGAGAACAATTCTACCATTGAATCTTAATACAACAATGATTTGGACAGGCAGTCTATACGCATTCATCAGACTATGCAAGCAACGTTTGAAGCCAGATGCTCAAGCAGAAACACGTGAAATTGTTGCGGAAATGCTTTCACAATTAAAAGAAAATGGTAACTTTACCGAGTCATTAAAAGTGTTTGATTTATGAAGATAAAAGTTAGTACAAGAATAGTTTTCATATTCAAAGACCACGTTGTTAAAGTACCCATATCATTACGTGGGTACTTGCAGTGTATACAAGAGCGCAACGTTTGGGAAAAGTACAAGCATTTAGATTTATTAGGCGAGTTGTATAGTTACAAGCGTGGAATCATTAAGATGAAACGTTACAATCCTGTTCCATACGTGGACTATAACGACATCGCAAATGTTAAAGAATCTATTGAAGAGCTTAATATCGACAACTGCGACCTTTACAACAAAGCGAACTGGGGGCAATTGAATGAAAAAAGATACTTAATAGACTACGGAGTAAATGAAGAGATAAGCAAAATGTATAATTTATGAATGAATATTATATATCCTACGGTCACGTAGAAGGCAGGAGAGTTAAAGCAAATGCAGGTTTAGAAGAATTGGTTTTGGGAATACATAGCGAATCTAATTTAGGTAGTTGGGTAGAGTTTACAAGTTTTTTAGATAAAACTTTCTACGTAAAAGCAAGCGAAATTTATAGTATAGAGCAGATATTATCAAACGAGTGGTAAGATGCAGAAAAAAAGGTAACTTTGTTCAAGACCTTGAGAAAACAAAATTTTTAATTGATTTATATTTGAAAGAATGGAAAGAGAAATAATCAACTGGGCTAAGGCTCGTAATTTAGACAACCCCGACAATAAGTTCCAACAGCTTTCAAAGGTTATGGAGGAGCTTGGAGAGCTATCCTCCGCAATATTAAAGAAGGACATAACAGAGTCAATAGACGCCCTTGGTGATACTTATATCACACTTGTTATATTAGCACATCAAATGGGTTACTCACTTGAAGACTGCGCTAAAAGAGCGTTTAAAGTTATTGAATACCGAAAAGGAAAAACAGTAAACGGAACATTTATCAAAGACTAACTTACACCCTTGCAGCTAACGTTGTAAGGGTTTTTTTATTATGAATCTAACAGAAATAGCAAAGCATCACGATGAATGGGTGCGCATCGTAAAGCGGTTCGGAGCTAAGACCGAAGCTGAAGACATTGTTCAGGACATGTACATTCGTTTTCATAAGTACGGCAAAGGCCAAGTCATAACCAAGTCATTCATTTGGATAATGCTGCGTAACATCTTCTTTGACTATTGCAAGCGAGAAATATCAATGGTCGACATCGACCTTATGGTAGACCTATCCGAAGATGAAAACAACAAAACATACGAAATAGAGTTATACTATCAAAGCGTTGAAGAACAAATAAAAACATGGGAGTGGTTCGACCAACAATTATTTTTATTATATTTGCGAAGCGGTAAAAGTATGCGTGAACTTGAAAAGGAAACAAAGATATCTTTGACCTCGATTTTTCACACAATAAAAAAATGTAAACGAAAATTAAAAATATGGCAAAAAGAGTATCAAAGGGATTTGGTGATACAGTAGCTAAATTTACAGAGGCAACGGGAATAGATAAAGTAGTTCATTTCATTGCTGGAGAGGATTGTGGATGCGATAAACGTAAAGAGAAACTAAACAAAATGTTCCCTTACAAAACACCTGAATGTCTTACAGAAGTAGAACATGAACAATTAACTTTTTTACTTCCTAAAATGACCGTAAGAGTTAGACCTTCGGAACAATTACAATTCCTAAAGGTTTACAATAGAGTATTTAAAACGAATGAGCAACCAACTTCATGCGCTTCTTGTTTGAACGATATGCTTCGTAAAATGAAACAAGTATACAACGCTTATGAAGATAAGGGAGCGTTATTAGGGTAATCGAATAATCAAAACTTTTTTCGATGGCAGGCAAAGGAGGAGCAATACCAGGAGCAGGAAGAAAACCAGTAGCAGACGAACAGAAAACGAATAATATATTCTTAGCTGCTATAAAACAAATAAAGTCAGTTAATACAGACGATGAAGCACGTATTGAATTAGCAAAAGATTTGTTAACGTTTGAACGTGGTAAAATATTTATATCTGAACATTTGTTTGGTAAAGCAAAAGAAAGAATTGAATCAGATGTTAACGTTACTACAATGAATTTAAAAGACATTATTAGTTTTGGTAGTTCTGAATCCGAAATATAAAGCTTTTGCAAATGATAGTAGGTATTTCATTGTTACAGGTGGTAGGGGTAGTGGTAAGTCATATTCTATTAATTTACTATTACTACTCCTTACATACGAAACCAACCATGTTATCTTATTTACAAGGTACACTCTTACTTCTGCTCACGTCTCTATTATACCTGAATTTATTGATAAGATTGATATATTAGATAAACATAAGGATTTTCATATTACCAAAGACGAGATAATTAATCTAAGGACGGGTAGTAAGATATTATTCAAAGGAATCAAAACATCGAGCGGAACCCAAACAGCTAACTTAAAATCTTTAGCAGGTGTTACTACATGGGTACTTGATGAAGCTGAAGAGTTAACCGATGAAGATACTTTCGATAAGATTGACTATTCAATAAGACATAAAGAGAAACAAAATAGGGTAATACTTATACTAAATCCTGCAACGAAAGAGCATTTCATTTATCAAAAGTTCTTTGAGAGTAGAGGTGTAGAGGCTGGAGTAAACACAATTAAAGGCGATACAACTTACATTCACACAACGTATCAAGACAATATATCAAACCTTTCAGAAAGTTTCTTAAATCAAATAAAAACGATAAAAGAACGACGTCCTGACAAATACAAACACACTATACTTGGTGGATGGTTGGATAAAGCAGAGGGTGTTATCTTTACCAATTGGAGGATTGGAGCATACAATAAAGATAATGGTTCGGTATTCGGTCAAGATTACGGATTTAGTACAGACCCATCTACATTGGTTGAGACGTCAATTGATAAGACTAACAAGATTATTTATGTTAGATTACACATTTATCAAACGGGGTTGACTACATCACAATTAGCACAACTTAATAGGCAGTTTGCAGGGCGTGATTTAATAGTTGCAGATAATGCAGAGCCACGTTTGATAAACGAATTAAAGGCGCAAGGTTTAAACATAGTGCCAACAATCAAAGGAGCTGACTCGGTAAAATACGGCATAAGTTTATTACAGGACTATGACTTAATTATTGACGAAAATTCCGTAGATTTGATAAAAGAATTAAATAACTATTGCTGGTTAGAAAAGAAATCAGAAACACCGATTGATAAGTTCAATCATGGATTAGATGCTTTGCGCTATGCAGTTAGTTATCAGTTAGCAAACCCAAACAAAGGAAAATATGGAATCAGGTAAAAGTTTAAGACAAATGATTAACGAAAGTGCGGTTAAGGTTGCCGATGCTTACAAGGACGAATATGGGGATAATTGGAAATTCCAATGCGTGGAGTCAATCGATAACGAAGTAGCGAAAGCGGAAGCGACATTGAAATATTGGAAGGGTGTAAAAGCAAAAGTAATGCAAGTAAGATAACGAATTGTTAAGACCAACAAAACGATGAAAGTAGAAATAACATTTAAACATTACGAAAGCTATTGCGCTGATGGTTGTTGCTCTGATTATGGAATGGTTACAACGGTTAACGGTGAAGAGCTTGATTTTAGAAATAGGGATACAGAAACAATTGTTGAAGGTATACTTGAAAAGTTAGGTTACAATGTTACAATAGAAAATATTTATGAAGATTGAAAATAAAAAGACAGCATTACAATGGTTACTAAATGAATGGCAATCACTTGAAACAACTTTACCAAATTCTTTAATAGAGAAAGTGTTAGAAATGGAAAAGCAACAGATAATTGATGCCGTAGATTATGGTAAAAATCATTCTTATGATTATTCAGAAGATAATGAAGTAGATTATTATAGTGCAGAACAATACTACAACGAAACATTTAACAATGAAAGTAGAAATTGAAATACCTTCCAACCTATCCGAAATAAGTTTAGATAGGTATCAGAAGTACATGCTAACACTTAACAACTCTGATGATAAAGAGTTTGTGTTTCAAAAAATGATTGAAATCTTTTGCGGTCTTGAATTGAAGGAAGTTGTTAAGATGAAAGCGTCAACCGTTATCGAGTTGGTGCAACATTTTAATAAAATATTTAACGAAAAGACAGCCTTCAAACATAGATTCAAATTGAATGGTGTTGAGTTTGGTTTTATTCCAGACTTAGAAGAGATAAGTTGGGGTGAGTACATCGACATTGAAGCTAACATTGGGGATTTTCAAAACATCCACAAAGCATTGGCGGTTATGTATAGACCGATTGTAAAAGACGTTAAAGGTAAATATGAAATAGAACCTTACAAAGGTGATTTAAGTTACTCAGAGGTTCTAAGATACGCGCCGTTGGACGTTGTACTACCTGCATCGGTTTTTTTTTGGACTTTAGGAATCGAATTAATAAACAGTACGCTGTCCTCTTTGGAACAGATGAAGAACAAAACCCGTATTCAGAAAATGTTCAATTCAGCAAACAATGGGGATGGTATAGTTCAATCTATCACGTCGCTCAAGGAGATATTAGAAGATTTGACGAAGTTACAGCGCTGGGACTTCATCAGTGCCTAACATTTTTAACGTTCGAACAACAAAAAAGTAGAATTGAAGTTAATCAATTAAAGAAGTCCCATGAAAAACTACTATAACCTATCTACTTTATTACATGATAGTATACTTGCTGACCCATTAGTGAATAGAGTAACTAAGGGAAGTTTGGATAAAATTACGAATGCTAAGCAAGATATGTATCCATTGTGCCACATTATATTTAATGACGTGGCTTTTAGAGGTAATACAACGGTGTATAACATATCTTTGGTTATGATGTCGATAGTAGATATTAGTAAAGACGATGTTACGGATATATTCAAGGGAAATGACAATGAAGACGACGTGTTAAACACAACGTTAAGTATATTAAACAGAATCTTTGAGAGAGTTCGACGTGGTGATATTAGTGATTTAGGGTATGAAGTGTTAGACGATACGGCAAGTTGTGAGCCTTTTGTTGATAGGTTTACCGATGCGGTTGCAGGATGGACTATGACATTCGACATATTAGCACCTAACGAAATGAGTATATGTTAGCAGATTTAAGGGAGTCGGGCTTACAGGATGCACTTGATAAATTCAAAGCGTCGGTAATTAAACAAGCACGTACTAATCTAACAAAGGGACGTGCGCCATTTGGGTCACATAACAACACACGAAAGTTATACAATTCTTTAAAGGGACAAGCGAAGGTTTATGCTAAGGGTTATTCGTTAAGCTTTGAGATGGAGGATTACGGGTTTTACCAAGACAAAGGTGTTAAAGGTAAACGTTCTAATTCACGAGCGCCGAACTCACCTTATAAGTTTGGAAGTGGCAAAGGTGCAAAGGGAGGATTAACAGAGGGTATACAGAAATGGGTTAAGGCACGCAAATTTCAATTCAGACAGCGTGACCCAGAAACAAAGAAGTCAACTGGTAAATTCTTATCATACGACGCAACAGCATGGATTATAACACGTTCAATCTACGCGAAAGGGTTAAGACCTACTTTGTTTTTTACTAAGCCATTTGAAGCGGCTTACAAACGTTTACCTCAAGAGTTAGTCAACGATTTAAAAATAGATTTAGAAAAGATATTTAACTACTCAATAAAACAACCTAAATGATTAGAGCAAGGTCACCGTATATTATTACAATCAATGAAACAAGTCAAGTTAGTACACGAATAGAGTTGTTTATTAGTGCAACAACTTACACAACAGACCCACAATACAACTTAAGTAAGGCAATCCCCGCATCGAATGCCCCGACAACTTACTATGATATTGCACCGTACATACGTGAATACTTTGACCATAATTCCTACTCAAACATCACATCGTTAACATCTACTTACCTTAGTGTTCAAAAACTAAATGTAAGAGTAAAGAGATATAAGACCGTGGGAGTCACTGAGACATTGATTGATACAATAAACGAAATTGCAACGGATGGATATAGTGAATTTGCAGATGGTATAAACTATAACGGTGGCGATTACTTACTGGACGAAAAAACATATTACTATCATAGCGGTTCGAATCCTGGGTTTATATTGGCGCGTGTTCAAACAGGTGATAAAGTAAGATGGTCGGATGAATTAGGAGTGACTTATTTAAGTTCATCGCTAACTCAAGGTTTCTATTATTTCCCTCGTGCGTATAACAGTAGGTTTACAGAGCAATGGTTAACACAAATAATTGATTCGGGTAGTTCAGTTCAAGCATCATGGACATTTAAACCCATTGAAGAGTGTTTGTATACACCAGTTAAAGTTGACTTCATAAATAAGTACGGGGCTTTTCAAAGGGAGTTTTTCTTTAAAGCTTCGAGCGATAATATCGAGGTGACAAATAAGGATTACAACTTAATGCAACCGTATGATTATAGTTTGACGGGTGGTCAACGTACTACGTACAATCAAAACGGAATGCAAAGTATTAAGGTTAATAGTGGATGGGTTGAAGAAGATTTTAAAGACAACTTAAAACAATTGATGCTTAGTGAAAAAGTGTTAGTAAATGAGAAACCTGCAATACTTAAAACAAAGTCGATTGAACTAAACAAGTCGATTAACACGAAGCAAATCAATTATAGTTTGGAGTTTGAGTTCGCTTATGATTTAATTAATAGCATTGTATAATGAGAAAAGTAGACGTATATATTGAAGTAATCGCTGATTCAAACAATTACGAAAAGTTAGAATTGTTTAACGATGAAGAAATACAAATAAATAGCTCGATTCAAAACGTACAAGACCTTGCAAAGGTTTACACTGACTTTACGCAATCGTTTACCATTCCTGCTTCCCCACATAATAACAGGATATTTGAACACTTTTACCAATCTGACGTGGATGCAAACGACAACCCAAACATAAGACGTAACGCATTTATCGAGATAGGTACGATTCCGTTTAGGAGTGGGAAGATATCAATTGAAAGGTCCAACGTTGTTAAGGGTAGAGTTGAAAGCTATTCTATTACGTTTTACGGGGATTTAACAAGCTTAAAGGATAAGTTTGGGGATAAGACCTTAAAGGATTTGGATTTACGTTCATACGGAATGAATTACAGCGGTTCAAATGTTAAAGGTAGAATCATAAATACGACATCAAACGATTTAGAGTTTCCGTTAATCACTTCTAAAAGACACTGGACATACGGATTAAATACAAGTACATGCATAGATACAACGGGTGGTGCAATTGTTTACAATGAGTTGTTTCCTGCATTGAAAGTACAGCGCATTTTTGAAGCAATACAAAACAATTTTAACGTATCATTTAACTCTAATTTCTTTAATCAAAAGTTATTTACAGAGTTGTTTTTGTGGTTAAAGAGTGGTAAAGATTTTTTAGCTTATAGTGAAACGGAGAATTTAACTTTCAATAGTGTAACGGGTACTAATAACATACTTCAAGTCCCACAGTATGCTCAAGTTTCCAGAACACAAAATTTAAAGGTGTCAGCACTTTTTACAAGCGCAACAGCTGGTATTAGAATTTTCATTGATGCGGTGTTAGATGGTAAACTTATAAAAACAACTGAGATTACAGAATCAGGTTTTGTAGCCATTTATTTTAATGCTGCATTATTTACGGGTTTTAAATTAGAATTAAGAGCAAGAGCGTCAACAGCAGGAACTGCAACGATAACATTTGTATTTAATTATCAGTATTATCAAACTACATGGAATGGGGGTTATGAGGTTTCACCATATGTAACAAACATAGCAAGCAGTGGAGCGGTTACTTTTTCAAGTCCTTATGTTGACCCGTCTGTATACGCACCTAACATGAAGATTAGTGACTTTGTAAGTGGCATATTTAAAATGTTCAATCTTACGTGTTATGCTACATCAGTGGACAACTTCCAAGTAGAGCCGTTAGATGATTGGTATTCAAAGGGGGCGGTTGTAGATATTACCAAGTATGTAGACACGGATGAAATAACAATCGAACGCCACAAACTTTACAAAGAAATTTCATTTGATTACGAGAAGTCAGAGAGTTATGTGAATGAAGCATACTTTAACCAAACAACCAACGCAACGAGAGAGTTTGGAAGTGTTAAGGAGTCATTTGCTAATTATGATGGTGGAGATTATAAAGTTGACCTTCCATTTGAAAACATTTACTTTACCAAAGAAGATACAGCAGATGTTGATGAGCCACCGAAAGCATATTTATTGAATGAAGACACAGCATCTGAGGGATATGACAATAAACCGATATTGCTTTATTTAGATTCATACCAAAGTACGTCATTTTATTTTAACGATGGTAGTGCAACAAGTTTATTAACAGCATACAGACCGTTGTGCAATCAAATAACCTACAACAATGTAGTATATTCAAATCACTTTGCAACCGAGCCAAGTGCGTTAAATGGTGTGACAATTACAAATAGTTTGTACTCACAATACTATGCAGGTTACTTGCAAAACCTATTCAATCCTAAAAACAGACTGACAAACGTTAAAGCATTATTCCCTATTTCATTGCTTACAAGCTTAAAGCTAAATGATAGGTTAATAATCAGAGACAAACGTTATATCATTAACGAGATGAAAGCGAACCTTACAACGGGTGATGTTGACCTATCTTTGATAAATGATTTTAGAGCGGTAGCTAATGTTAACATACCTGTTCAAAGTGCTGCGGAAAGTGAAGTTGAGATACCTATATTTCTTGAAGATGGAGTTGCCGATATGTTAGGTTATGGAGTTGACTTTATTACTTACACTACGGAACAATTAGTTACAGTTACTATACCCGAAAATTTAACGGGGCTTCCAAAAACATTTAATTATTATAGAAATACTAAACCTTACTTAACAATTTACCAAGATGCTTAACACAATTATACAACTATTGAAGTCTAACGATTTCTACGGACAAAGCGAAATAATAGACATCGCTAAGGGAAAATATAAACTAACGACTTCGGTTCGTGAAAGCTACAAACAAGCGAAACGGGAGTTATACTTAAAACAAGCTACAAATGGCAGAAAAGAAAATAATTGAATTAGAGGTAAAGAATAATTTAGGTTCGCTTAAATCACAATTACGAGAGGCACAAGCGGAAGTAGCGAAGTTGTCTGAGCAGTTTGGTGCAACGTCACGAGAGGCAGCAAATGCAGCGAAAAGAGCAGCGGAACTTAAAGACCAAATCGAAGATGCGAAGGCGTTAACGGATGCGTTTAACCCTGATGCTAAATTCAAAGCGTTATCTTCATCTTTGGGAGGTGTAGCGAGTGGATTTGCTGCCTATCAAGGTGCTTTGGGCTTAGTAGGTGTTGAAAGTAAGAAGGTAGAAGAACAACTTTTGAAAGTTCAAAGCGCCATGGCTTTAGCTGATGGTTTGCAATCAATTGGTGAGGCAAAAGATTCATTTATTCAATTAGGAGCAGTAATAAAAAACCAAGTTGTAGCTGCGTTTGCTACACTTAGAGGGGCTATAATGGCAACGGGTATAGGGTTAATAGTTACCGCTATTGCTGTTTTATTGCCTAAAATAATAGAATGGGCTGATTGGACGGGTAGAGCACGTAAAAAACAAGAGGAATTAAACGATAGTTTAGAAAGACAACAATCAAAAATACGTGAAAGTAGGAAAGAACTTGAAAGAGATTTAGATTTTAGGTTAAGATATGCGAGAGCATTAGGTAAATCAGATGAAGAATTGGCTAAAATAAAAGAAAGTAATACTAAAAAAACAAACGCAAGTATTTATTCTGAGATTGAAGCCGCTAGAAAAAGATTAAAAGCATTACGTGAAGCTGATTTAGGGGTTATGGCTTCATCACGTGAAGAATATAACGAGCTTGTAAAAAACAATAGAAAAAAACGTGAAGCAATTGTTCAAGAAATTAAAGGACTGACTGATAATATTAAAAGAAATAACGAGGACCTATTAATTGAACAAACAGAACAAAATAGAAAAGAGGTTGATGTAATTGTAAAAGGTTCTAAAGAAAAGAAAGAGGCAAAAGAGCGTGAAAAACTTGATGAGATAAATACTTTAAAACCTAAAACAGCTGATGAAATTGTAAGTGAAGAACGCAGAAAAAGAGAACAATTAGCACAAATAAATAAAGAGGCAAACGAGGAGTATATAAAAGACCTTAAAAAAAGAGTTGAAGATGAAGAACAACTCGAAAAACAAGTAAAAGACCAAAAAATAAGAATGGCTTACGATGCGTTTAGCGTTATTCAAGGTGTTGCAGACTTGTTTGCTCAAGGTAATGAAGCTGACCAAAAGAAAGCGTTCCAACTAAACAAAGCGGTTAACATTGGACAGGCAATTATGAACACTGCGCAAGGTGTGACAGCTGCTTTAAGTGGGGGTGGTAACCTTGGTAAAGTGGCAACGGGTTTGAATTTTGTAGAGGCTGGATTAATAGGAACGATTGGAGCTTTGAATATTGCAAAGATAGCTAACACACAATTCCAAGGTGGCGCAAATAATGGTGGAGGCAACACACCAATAGCAAGCGCACCACGTACACCGAGCTTTGATATTATACAAGCACAACCACAAATGCAGTTAGGAGCTTTGCAACAACAACCGGTTAAAGCTTATGTAGTAAGTGGTGAAGTGTCAACATCTCAAGCATTAGATAGGAATAGGGTAAGAAATGCAACATTTTAATCAATTCTAAGTTATAAAGATATGCAGAACATAGAGCTAACAATAAAGGATGACGAGCAAGGGGTATTCGCAATTTCATTAGTCGACAAGCCCGCGATTCAAGAAGATTTTATTTTCTTAAGTGAGATTAGTGTAGAATTGAAAGTAACCAACGATGAGAAACGTGAAGTAGTTGGACTTGCCTTAGTGCCTAACAAACAAATTTACAGACGTATACAAGACAAAGAGTTTACGATCTCGTTTAGTGAAGAAACGATTGCAAAGGTGCAAGAACTCTACCTAAAAAAGAATTACAATAACAACGTAACCGTCGACCACGAACATAGTGTTGAAGGGGTTAGCTTAATTGAAAGTTGGATTGTTGAGGATGAGAAATTCGATAAGTCTAATCTTTACAACTTGAATGCGGTTAAGGGGTCATGGGTTGTTAAAATGAAGGTGTACAATGAAGAAGTTTGGCAACAAATCAAAGATGGTAAATTTAAAGGATTTAGTATTGAGGGTAAGTTTGACGGCTTAGACCAATTGCAAGCGGAAAGTCATGAGGACATAGTAAACGAAATAAAGGAACTTTTAAAATCAATATAAAAATGGGAGTAACAATAATTGACAACACGCAAACAATTAACAACGCAACATGGAAGGTGCAACCTGATGTGTTGACGTCTGAAAGCGGAATAGTAAAAGAAAACGGAACAATCCATTACATTGATGGTAAGTTGAAATATCATGTTGACGGCTCGATTAAAGAGGTCGGTGTTGGACAAGATTACGGTATTACTGTATTGGATAAGATTACAGCCGTTCCTGGTTCACCAACAGTAGGAGATAGGTATTTATACGCAACAGGAACGTATGCAGGGGTGATTGAATGGGATGGTACATTTTGGGCTTATGTATTACAGAATTCAGCTGCAACAGTAGGCACTTTGGTAACAGCGGTTAAGAATAACACTACTTACAGATGGAACGGTACAAGTTGGGTAACGTACACGCAACAAAAAGTGATTGATCTAAGTTTGTCACGTAAAACGGATGATTACACTTTAGTAGCTACTGACAACGGGCAAGTTGTTGAAATGAACAAGGCAACTGCTAACACTTTAACAGTGCCACAAAACATTTTTACAGCAGGTCAACAAGTGTTAATAACACAATGCGGAGCAGGACAAACAACAATTGCTGCGGGTTCGGGTGTAACGTTACGTTCAGACGGTGGTAAATTGAAAATAAACACTCAGTATTCGAGTGCTACGATTCTATTTATTTCTGCTACGGAGGCTTATGTATTCGGTAATTTAGCATTATAATGAGCTTAATACCTTCGTTTATAAGGTTTAAAGAAGTCACTACCGCATTGGATAGTGACTCTTTATTTTTACAACCTATTGATAGTGACATACCTAAAAAAATTGATTTGGGAACGTTCAACTCGATTAGCGGTGACTTAGATAATAACATTATATTTGGTGGCACGGGTGCAGATGAGGACGTGGATAAAATAATCGGTGGTTTAGGTGTGAGTATTAATTCAGATATATACAATTTATGAGCGATATAACAAAGAGAATATTAATAAAAAGGGGTAGTGGCACACCTACTATTCCTGTAAGTTCAGACCATAGGGACGGCACGTGGTTAGCTACGGATATTTATGAAGCGGAGTTCTATTTAGATACGGCAAACAACCAAGTTTACACGAATATAAATGGTGTAATAACTTCTTTAAATCCTACTTCATCACTTTCGGGAAACAACTTTGTATTTGTGTTTAGTAAGAACGATTTTCCACCCGCAGTGGCGAACGTTATAACGCTTGCAAATGAGGTTACCTACTTCATTACAACAACAATAGATTTAACGGGTGATAGATTAGTTGGTGGCACTAATAATGCTATCATTGGTGGTTCTTCCGAAAGTTGTATATTAAAAAGTACGGGGTTAAGTAGTGGAACGGCTTTAATTACGTCGGTGTATTCCTTACCTATGCGGAATATAACTATTACACACGGCACGGCTTTAAATCTTGATGGTGATGGTACCACAACCGCATTGGATTGGTTCGGTGTAAACTTTACGGACTGCGCAACGGTTGGAACGATAAAAGACTATACCAATTTTATCATGGCAGATAGTGCGTTTCTAAACTCTCAAGGATTAACCTTTGACGGGTCAATTGGAACGATAGGAATGAGTAATTGTTTGTTTGATTGTAGAACTTCGGGAACAGCTTTTATTTTACCAAGTACATTAACGGTTACACGTAGGTTTAGAATCATCTATTCGTCGTTTGTTGTGTTGAGTGGGGAAACGGGAATAAATGTAAATGCGAGTGCGAGTATAGGAGATGAACGATACATTTTAGATACGGTGAACTTCAGTGGTGGTGGAACGTATACAAGCGGTGTTGCCTATACGGATAACAAGGCTTTATTTGTGAATTGTGTGGGTATTACAAACACGTCGACAAAGGGGTTCATGTACATGGTTAACAACGCAACAGATACAACTATTGGAGTAAGTAACGTTAACGTGTGGGTTAAAGCAAGTGGTACGACAACGAGTGGGACAAACTCTAAATTCACGCACACAACTAACCGACTAACTTACAACGGAGCATTCACGGGGTCATTTTTAGTAACGGTTAACGCGACAACACGAAGTGCGACATCGAATCAATCAATTAGTATTGGAGTGGCAAAGAACGGTACTATAATCGCTGAAAGTGAGGGTATAATTAGAACAACAACATCGAATGTTGAACACGGTGGAAGTACACAAGCAGTTCTTGAAATGGTGGCGAATGACTATGTAGAATTGTTTGTAAGAAATACAGGTTCTGCAGATATAAGGGTGACGGATTTCAATTTCAACGTTATCAAAATACCCGTGTAATTTACAACAAACCGCCAATTTAAAAGTTAATAAAATATGAATGAGATTAAGTACATTTTAGAGCAAATCAGGAAGACAAGAACAATAGTGCTAATCATAATCCTACTTGGTCTCATTCTTTTTTATTACAAGTCTTTAGTTACGAAAGTAGTAATAACCAAAATAGAGAAAGTTGACGAAGTGAAAAAAGACATTAATAATAATGTTTTGATTCAACAAATGCTTAACGAGTTAATGTTTCAATATGGAGCGGATAGGGCTTATGTATTCCAGTTTTCTAACAATGTAATGTACTACGATGGGACACACCGAAACCATACGTCTATGAGTTTTGAAGTGTGTAACAATGGTGTAAGCTACGAATCAAGAAACTTACAAAAGTTACCTGTTAGCCTATTCCCATTATTCTTACAGGAGGTTATGTTAGACAAATGTAAGTATACCGACATTAATAAATTACAAGAAACATCCACAAGGCTAGCATTGAAGAAACAAGGTATTAAATCTTTATGCGTTGCGCCTTACTTTAAAGATGGTTATTTCGTTGCTTACATTGGTTTAGACTTTGTAAAAGAGTGTAATAAATTAGATTTTGACTATAAGGATTTTAAACAGAAAACTAACGAAATAGGAAGTATATTATGCGAATGAGAAAAGGAGGTAAAAAAGGGTGTCAGTGTAAAGATGGCACGTACAGTAAAGAGTGTTGCGACGGTCAATCACAAGGGATTGGAAGCACTGAGCAACAGGTAGTAAGTAATGTAAACCATACTATTGAAGTAAGGCAAATTACAACAGAAAGAGGTTAAATAAGTTATTAAAGAAAAACGTTTATGAATAAAGAAATAAAAGATGCGTTGAAGACTATCAAGACATTTTTAGGAATGGAAGTGAAGTTGGAGCAAATGAAGTTGATCGACGGCAACACGGTAATCGAAGCAGATTCTTTTGAACCTGGTGCAAGTGTTATGATTGTAGTTCCTGAAGGTGAACCAGTACCATTGGAAGTTGGAAAGTATGAACTTGAGGACGGTCGCTTATTGGTAATTGAAGAAGTTGGAATTATTGCTTCAATCGAAGAAATGCCAAAGGAAGAAACAGAAGAAGAGATGCCTGTTGAAGCGGATGTGACTCCAGAAGTTGAAGTTAAGCAACCGAAGAAAGTTGTGCAAATCACTGAACAACACTTCGCAGAAATGGAGGCAAAGATTGCAGAGCTTGAAGCTAAATTAGCAGCAATGACTCCTGAAGTAGTTGAAGAGCAACCAACGGACGTTATCGAATTTAGTGCTGAACCTAAACCGATTCAATTCAATCCTGAGAACGTACAACCAATGGAGAGAGTAGATTTAGCAATCAATACTCCAAAATCTTTGAGAGATAGAATTTTAGAAGAAGTATATAACAACAAATAAACAAATAAAAAATGGCTACAACAGTTAACATTTCAACTTCATACGCTGGACAGGATTCTAAGCTATGGGTAAAAGCTGCTTTATTAAGCGGTAACACATTGGCAAATGGAGGGATGACTATCATTCCTAACATTGCTTATAAAACAACAATGCATAAGCTATCTACGGATGCTTTATTGAAAAATGCAACGTGTGACTTTACAGCACTTTCTGAGGTTTCTTTGACTGAAAGAAGTTTGACATTGGAAAATTTCCAAGTTAACCTACAATTATGTAAAAAAGATTTTGAAGCTACATGGGAAGCTGAAGAAATGGGAGTTTCTGCTCACAAAGTATTGGCTAAATCATTCGTTGATTACTTATTAGCTTATATCACTGAGAAAGTTGCTTCAGCGGTTGAAACATCTATTTGGACGGGTGCAACGGCTACGGCTGGACAAATTGACGGTATCGCTACCTTATTAGCTGCTGATGCTGGTTTGCCAACTGCTAACGAGGTTGCTGGTTCTTCTGCTATTTCTGCTGCATCTACTGTAATTGCTGAATTAGGTAAAATTGTAGATGCTATTCCAACAGCTTTGTACGGTTCTCCTGATTTGAAAATCTACATTCCTCAAGGTGTGGCTCGTGCCTATGTAAGAGCGTTGGGAGGTTTCTCTGTTGCAGCTACATCTAACAACGGTGTTGAAGCTAAAGGAACACAATGGTACAATGGTCAAGGTTTAACTTTTGAAGGGATTCCTTTATTCGTTGCAAATGGTATGGCTGCTAACACTGCTATCGCTGCTGAAACTTCAAATTTGTTCTTCGGTTGCGGTTTATTAAACGACCAAAACGAAGTTAAGGTAATAGATATGAGCCCATTAGACGGTTCGCAAAATGTACGTTTTGTACTTAGAGCTGGAATGGCAGTTAACTATCATTCAGTTTCGGATATCGTTACTTACAATATTCCAAACGCAGCTAACTAATTAATTAGCAAACAGATAACGTGGGGAGGAGCTTAAAGTCCCTCCCCTTTTTTTTTAAAATTTAAAACTTAATCAGGTGGCTTGCAATTTAACAATAGGACGCGCGGAGGCGTGCAAAGAGGCAATCGGAGGACTGAAAGCCGTATACTTTATTAATTTTCAGATAGTTCCGTCTGACGTGACTTTCTCGAATGACTTAATCACTGCGGTGACTAACGTGGATAACTTATACAAATATGAGTTGAAATCAAACGAAAACGTATTTGACCAAGAAATCGTTTCAAGCCGTGAAGCGGGAACAACTTTCTTCCGTCAAACGTTAACAATTAAGTTGAAGAAACAAGACGCTACGACGCACAAAGAAATAAAATTATTAGCTTACTCAAGACCTCACGTGTTAGTTGAAAATAACAACGGTCAGTTCTTCTTAATGGGATTGTACAGAGGAGCTGATTTAACGGCGGGAAGTATCAATTCTGGCGGGGCGCTTTCAGATTTTTCAGGATATAGTTTGACTTTCACTGCTGAAGAGGCTCTACCGGCACCATTCACGGATATTACAAGCTCTACAACTATCGTTTCTGATTGTTTCACTGGCGCAACCGTTGTAACTGCTTAACCATGGCTTGTTTAATAACTTCGGGACGTATAGAGCCGTGCAAGGATAGCCTTGGTGGGTTGCGTAATGTATACTTCATTAATGAAGATATTTCAGCGAACTACATGTATAGGGAGTCAGCTCCAGGAGTTTATGTTGTCGATACTGACTTTAGCGAGTCAATTGATTACGTAAATTTTGTGGAGAAACTTTACAAGTTTGAATTGAAATCTAATGAAAATGTTTACGATCAGGAGATAGTAAGTTCACGTGAAAACGGTACTACTTTCTTTCGTCAAACATTGACTATTAAACTAAAAAAACAGGACATTGCTACGCACAACGCTGTAAAAACTTTAGCGTACGCAAAACCGAGAATTTTAGTTGAAAACAACGAAGGACAATTTTTCTTAGTTGGACTTTTAAGAGGTTGTGATTTGACAGCGGGAAGTATAAATAATGGGGGTGCGCTTGGTGATTTTAGCGGTTATTCCTTGACATTCCAAGCGGAAGAGCTACTCCCGTCGCAATTCGTTGCAAGTGGTACAAGTGCTTTCTATTACGACATTGACCCATCAGGTGGGCAAACAGCAAGTATAATTGTAACAAGTTAATTTTTCGGAGGGGTTTAATAGCCCCTCTTTTTTTTTGCAACAAAAACACTAATTTTAAGTTATACTATTAATGATAGTATTAACGACATCCACATCACCGCAAACGGTTTATTTTATCCCACGTGAAGGAACGGGGAATTCAGATAAGATATTTCTTACAGACGAACAAACAAACGTCACTACAACGATTAATATAACGACCTACGCAACGGGTGATTATTACCACACGGCGACCGCTACATTTGCATTAAAAGAAGGTCATACGTATATTTGTAAAATAGGTAAAACAAACGACATTCGCTTCTACGGACGTGTATTTTGCACGGATAATCCAAGCTCGAATTTCACACAAACGGTAACAACCAACGAATTTATTATATATGAATAATAACATTATACAATTATCCTCCTATACTGCCCCCGTAATTGTTGAGAACAATAAGAATGAGTGGGTTGAATATGGTGAAGATAATAACTACTATCAGTTTTTAATTGACCGATATAGCAATTCAGCAACGAACAACGCTGTAATTAATAACATTTGCAGATTGATATTCGGGCAAGGGTTAACGGCTACTGATAGCGCAATGAAGCCAAACGAATGGGCTCAATTACTATCTATATTAAAGGAAGATGATTTAAGACGTATTATCTTTGATTTGTACGCATTAGGGCAATGTGCCTTGCAGATTCACTATGACAAAGGACATAAGGCTATTACAAGGGCTTTTCACACACCTATACAATTGTTAAGACCTGAGAAGTGTAACCAAGACGGGGACATAGTAGGGTATTTCTATTCCGACAATTGGAGCGACCCTAAAAAGTACGTACCTAAAAGATTCGATGCTTTCGGAACGTCGAAAAAAGAAGTTGAGATTTTGTATTTGGCACCTTATTCTGCTGGTATGAAATACTTTTCAAATGTAGACTATCAAGGTGGGATTGATTACGCATTGTTAGAAGAGAAAATAGCTGAATACCTTATAAATGAGGTTAGTAACTCATTCGCTCCCACGACGATCGTGAACTTTAATAATGGTACCCCAACCGACGAGATGAAGGATGAAATTTCTGCATCTGTAATCGGTAAATTAACAGGGTCAAAAGGTAAGAAAGTTGTAATATCATTTAATGAGAATGAGGCTACTAAAACAACGGTAGACACTATACCATTACAAGACGCTGCGGACCATTATTCTTATTTATCAGATGAGTCAACAGCTAAGATATTACGCAGCCACAATGTAACTACACCATTATTGTTTGGTGTGACTTCAGCAAGTGGGTTCAGCTCAAATGCTGATGAAATGAAAACAGGTGCATTGTTGTTTGAAAACATGGTAATCAAACCAAAGCAACAAATGATCCTTGAAATGGTTAAAAAGATACTTTCGTTTAATGGTGTATCTTTAAACCTTAGATTCAAAACGTTGAACCCTTTACAAGGTGATGAGCCACAGCCCGTACAAGAGGTTAAAATGAGCGCCCAGGATGAATTGTACGTTGCGAAATATGGTGAGGACATTGATTTAGATGAATGGGTGTTGATTGATAGCCACGAAGTAGATTATGAGCTTGAAGATGAATTAGACGAGCAATTACGCAAACTTAACGAGCCTACTAAATTGTCTAAGGTTCTAAACTTAGTAAAAACGGGTACATCACGACCAAACGCAAAGAGCTTACAAGATGGTGAGCTTTTCAAACATAGATATAGATACGTTGGTGAAACATCGGATAAATCGAGATTGTTTTGTAAGAAAATGATTCAAGCTAACAAGGTTTACAGAAAAGAGGATATTGTAAGAATGAGCAGTGAAATTGTAAACCAAACAAGTACAAGAGCAGACGGAACAGAAGGCGGTTTTGGACCACGTGGGGCAACTACTTATGACATATGGTTATACAAAGGCGGTGGGGCATGCCACCATAAATGGGTGCGTGAAACTTACTTAAGAAAATCAGACGTTAATTCACCATTAGCTAAAAAGTTCACACCGGCACAAACTCGCAAACTTGGTGAAATAGCACCGACAAACGATAAGCGAGTTTACACACGTCCAATTGATATGCCTAACAAAGGATTTTTACCTAAATAATAAGACATGGCAGAAGCATTACTAATTTCGAAAAAAGACCTACAGGAATATACTTCTTTGAACGCAAACACGGACGTTGATAAAGTGATTCAATTTGTACTTGTAGCACAAAATATTTGGATTCAGCAATACACAGGTACTAAGCTACTTGATAAGATTAAAACGGATATTACCAACAATACACTTGCTGGTAATTACATAACGCTTGTAAGGTCATATTTAAAACCAATGTTGATACATTTTACCATGGTTGAGTATTTGCCTTTCTGCGCTTACACAATATCAAATAAAGGGATATATAAGCATCAATCTGAGAATAGCGAAATTGTATCGAAAGAGGAAGTTGACTATTTAATTGAGAAAGAAAAACGCATAGCTGAAAGTTACTCGCAAAGGTTTTTAGACTATATTTGTAAGAACAATAGTTTGTTTC